ATGGTCACCGGGATGGTGGAAGATCTGCAGAGTCTGGTCGGCGGAACGGTGGTCAGGCGTAAGGTTTACGCCCGTTTTCTGGATGCGGTGAACTTCGTCAACGGAAACAGCGACGCCGATCCGGAGCAGGAGGTGATCAGCCGCTGGCGCATCGAGCAGTGCAGCGAACTGAGTGCGGTCAGTGCCTCCTTTGTACTGTCCACACCGACGGAAACGGATGGTGCCGTTTTTCCGGGGCGCATCATGCTGGCTAATACCTGCACCTGGACCTATCGCGGTGATGAGTGCGGTTATCACGGTCCGGCGGTCGCGGATGAATATGATCAGCCGACTTCCGATATCACGAAGGATAAATGCAGCAAATGCCTGAGCGGCTGTAAGTTTCGCAATAACGTCGGCAACTTTGGCGGCTTCCTTTCCATTAACAAACTTTCGCAGTAAATCCCATGACAGAGACAGAATCAGCGATTCTGGCGCATGCCCGGCGATGTGCGCCAGCGGAGTCGTGCGGCTTCGTGGTGAGAGCGCCGGAGGGGGAAAGATATTTTCCCTGCGTGAATATCTCCGGTGAGCCGGAGGCGTATTTCCGGATGGCTCCGGAGGACTGGCTGCAGGCAGAGATGCAGGGTGAGATTGTGGCGCTGGTCCACAGTCATCCCGGTGGTCTGCCCTGGCTGAGTGAGGCCGACCGGCGGCTGCAGGTGCAGAGTGATTTGCCGTGGTGGCTGGTCTGCCGGGGGGCGATTCATAAGTTCCGCTGTGTGCCGCATCTCACCGGGCGGCGCTTTGAGCACGGGGTGACGGACTGTTACACGCTGTTCCGGGACGCTTACCATCTGGCGGGGATTGAGATGCCGGACTTTCATCGTGAGGATGACTGGTGGCGTAACGGCCAGAATCTCTATCTTGATAATCTGGAGGCCACAGGGCTGTATCAGGTGCCGTTGTCAGCGGCGCAGCCGGGCGATGTGCTGCTGTGCTGCTTTGGTTCATCGGTGCCGAATCATGCCGCTATTTACTGTGGTGACGGCGAGCTGCTGCACCATATTCCTGAACAACTGAGTAAACGAGAGAGGTATACCGACAAATGGCAGCGACGCACACACTCCCTCTGGCGTCACCGGGCATGGCGCGCATCTGCCTTTACGGGGATTTACAACGATTTGGCCGCCGCATCGACCTTCGTGTGAAAACGGGGGCTGAAGCCATCCGCGCACTGGCCACACAGCTCCCGGTGTTTCGTCAGAAACTGAGCGACGGCTGGTATCAGGTACGGATTGCCGGGCGGGACGTCAGCACGTCCGGGTTAACGGCGCAGTTACATGAGACTCTGCCTGATGGCGCTGTGATTCATATTGTTCCCAGAGTCGCCGGGGCCAAGTCAGGTGGCGTATTCCAGATTGTCCTGGGGGCTGCCGCCATTGCCGGATCATTCTTTACCGCCGGAGCCACCCTTGCAGCATGGGGGGCAGCCATTGGGGCCGGTGGTATGACCGGCATCCTGTTTTCTCTCGGTGCCAGTATGGTGCTCGGTGGTGTGGCGCAGATGCTGGCACCGAAAGCCAGAACTCCCCGTACACAGACAACGGATAACGGCAAACAGAACACCTATTTCTCCTCACTGGATAACATGGTTGCCCAGGGCAATGTTCTGCCGGTTCTGTACGGTGAAATGCGCGTGGGGTCACGCGTGGTTTCTCAGGAGATCAGCACGGCAGACGAAGGGGATGGTGGTCAGGTTGTGGTGATTGGTCGCTGATGCAAAATGTTTTATGTGAAACCGCCTCCGGGCGGTTTTATCGTTTATGGAGCATGAGGAATGGGTAAAGGCAGCAGTAAGGGGCATACCCCGCGCGAAGCGAAGGACAACCTGAAATCATCCCAGATGCTGAGCGTGATAGACGCCATCAGCGAAGGGCCGGTTGAAGGTCCGGTGGATGGATTAAAAAGCGTGCTGCTGAACAGTACGCCGGTGCTGGACAGTGAGGGGAATACCAATATATTCGGCGTCACGGTGGTGTTCCGGGCCGGTGAGCAGGAGCAGACACCGCCGGAGGGATTTGAATCCTCCGGCTCCGAGACGGTGCTCGGTACAGAAGTGAAATATGACACGCCGATCACCCGGACCATCACGTCGGCAAACATTGACCGTCTGCGTTTTACTTTCGGCGTGCAGGCACTGGTGGAAACCACCTCAAAGGGAGACAGGAATCCGTCGGAAGTTCGCCTGCTGGTTCAGATACAGCGTAACGGTGGCTGGGTGACGGAAAAAGACATCACCATTAAGGGCAAAACCACCTCGCAGTATCTGGCCTCGGTGGTGGTGGATAACCTGCCTCCGCGCCCGTTCAATATCCGGATGCGCAGGATGACACCGGACAGCACCACAGACCAGCTGCAGAACAAAACGCTCTGGTCGTCATACACCGAAATCATCGATGTGAAACAGTGCTACCCGAACACGGCACTGGTCGGCGTGCAGGTGGATTCGGAGCAGTTCGGCAGCCAGCAGGTGAGCCGTAATTATCATCTGCGCGGGCGTATTCTGCAGGTGCCGTCGAATTATAACCCGCAGACGCGGCAATACAGCGGTATCTGGGACGGAACGTTAAAACCGGCATACAGCAACAACATGGCCTGGTGTCTGTGGGATATGCTGACCCACCCGCGCTACGGCATGGGGAAACGTCTTGGTGCGGCGGATGTGGACAAATGGGCGCTGTATGTCATCGGCCAGTACTGCGACCAGTCAGTGCCGGACGGCTTTGGCGGCACGGAGCCGCGCATCACCTGTAATGCGTACCTGACCACACAGCGCAAGGCGTGGGATGTGCTCAGTGATTTCTGCTCGGCGATGCGCTGTATGCCGGTATGGAACGGGCAGACGCTGACGTTCGTGCAGGACCGACCGTCGGATAAGGTGTGGACCTATAACCGCAGTAATGTGGTGATGCCGGATGATGGCGCGCCGTTCCGCTACAGCTTCAGCGCCCTGAAAGACCGCCATAATGCCGTTGAGGTGAACTGGATTGACCCGGACAACGGCTGGGAGACGGCGACAGAGCTTGTGGAGGATACGCAGGCCATTGCCCGTTACGGTCGTAACGTCACGAAGATGGATGCTTTTGGCTGTACCAGCCGGGGGCAGGCACACCGCGCCGGGCTGTGGCTGATTAAAACGGAACTGCTGGAAACGCAGACCGTGGATTTCAGCGTGGGTGCCGAAGGGCTTCGCCATGTACCGGGCGATGTCATTGAAATCTGCGATGATGACTATGCCGGTATCCGCACCGGCGGGCGCGTGCTGGCGGTAAACAGCCAGACCCGGACGCTGACGCTCGACCGTGAAATCACGCTGCCATCTTCCGGCACCACGCTGATAAGCCTGGCTGACGGGCAGGGGAGTCCGGTCAGCGTGGAGGTTCAGTCCGTCACCGACGGCGTGAAGGTGAAAGTGAGCCGTGTTCCTGACGGCGTTGCTGAATACAGCGTATGGGGGCTGAAGCTGCCGACGTTGCGCCAGCGCCTGTTCCGCTGCGTGAGTATCCGTGAGAACGACGACGGCACGTATGCCATCACCGCCGTGCAGCATGTACCGGAAAAAGAGGCCATCGTGGATAACGGGGCGCACTTTGACGGCGACCAGAGCGGCACGGTGAATGGTGTCACGCCGCCAGCGGTGCAGCACCTGACTGCCGAAGTCACCGCAGACAGCGGGGAATATCAGGTGCTGGCGCGATGGGACACACCGAAGGTGGTGAAGGGCGTGAGCTTCCTGCTTCGCCTGACCGTGGCAGCGGATGACGGCAGTGAGCGGCTGGTCAGCACGGCCCGGACGACGGAAACCACATACCGCTTCAGGCAACTGGCGCTGGGGAACTACAGGCTGACAGTCCGGGCGGTAAATGCGTGGGGGCAGCAGGGCGATCCGGCATCGGTATCGTTCCGGATTGCCGCACCGGCAGCACCGTCGAGGATTGAGCTGACGCCGGGCTATTTTCAGATAACCGCCACGCCGCATCTTGCCGTTTATGACCCGACGGTACAGTTTGAGTTCTGGTTCTCGGAAAAGCGGATTACCGATATCAGGAAGGTTGAAACCACAGCCCGCTATCTTGGCACGGCGCTGTACTGGATAGCTGCCAGTATCAATATCAAACCGGGCCATGATTATTATTTTTACATCCGCAGTGTGAACACCGTTGGCAAATCGGCATTTGTGGAGGCTGTTGGCCAGCCGAGTGATGATGCATCCGGCTATCTGGATTTTTTCAAAGGCGAGATAGGGAAAAGCCATCTGGCTCAGGAGCTGTGGACGCAGATTGATAACGGTCAGCTTGCGCCTGACCTGGCTGAAATCAGGACGTCCATTACGGGTGTCAGCAATGAAATCACGCAGACCGTCAATAAGAAACTGGAAGACCAGAGTGCAGCGATCCAGCAGATACAGAAGGTTCAGGTTGATACAAATAATAACCTGAACAGCATGTGGGCTGTGAAGCTGCAGCAGATGCAGGACGGACGCCTTTATATCGCGGGTATTGGTGCCGGTGTTGAGAACACCCCTGACGGTATGCAGAGTCAGGTGCTGCTGGCGGCGGACAGGATTGCGATGGTTAATCCTGCGAATGGCAACACAAAGCCGATGTTTGTTGGTCAGGGCGATCAGATATTTATGAATGAAGTGTTCCTGAAATATCTGACGGCTCCCACCATTACCAGCGGCGGTAATCCTCCGGCATTTTCCCTGACACCGGACGGGCGGCTGACGGCGAAAAATGCCGATATCAGCGGTAACGTGAATGCGAACTCCGGGACGCTCAACAACGTCACGATTAACGAGAACTGCCGGGTTCTGGGAAAACTGTCCGCGAACCAGATTGAAGGCGATCTCGTTAAAACAGTGGGCAAAGCTTTCCCCCGGGACTCCCGTGCACCGGAACGGTGGCCATCAGGGACCATTACCGTCAGGATTTATGACGATCAGCCGTTTGACCGGCAGATTGTTATTCCGGCGGTGGCGTTTCGTGGCGCTAAACATGAGAGAGAGCATACTGATATTTACTCCTCATGCCGTCTGATAGTGCGGAAAAACGGTGCTGAAATTTATAACCGTACCGCGCTGGATAATACGCTGATTTACAGTGGCGTTATTGATATGCCTGCCGGTCACGGTCACATGACGCTGGAGTTTTCGGTGTCAGCATGGCTGGTAAATGACTGGTATCCCACAGCAAGTATCAGCGATTTGCTGGTTGTGGTGATGAAGAAAGCCACCGCAGGCATCAGTATCAGCTGAATTTTATAACCCCAATACGGGCGTCAGAAATGACGCCTTTTTTATTGCAGAAAAGCGAGAGGTAATTATGCGTAAATTATGTGCTGTTATTCTGTCCGCAGTAGTCTGGCTGGTTGCCGCTGGTACGCCAGCGAGCGCAGCAGAGCATCAGTCCACACTAAGCGCCGGGTATCTTCAGACCCATACTGATATGCCAGGCAGTGATGACCTGAAGGGCATTAACGTGAAATACCGTTATGAATTTACGGACACGCTGGGGCTGGTGACGTCATTCAGTTATGCCAATGCCAAAGATGAGCAAAAAACGCATTACAGCGATACCCGCTGGCATGAAGATTCCGTGCGTAACCGCTGGTTCAGCATGATGGCGGGGCCATCTGTACGCGTGAATGAATGGTTCAGTGCTTATGCGATGGCAGGTGTGGCTTACAGCCGTGTTTCGACTTTTTCCGGGGATTATCTCCGCGTAACTGACAGCAAGGGGAAAACGCACGATGTGCTGACCGGAAGTGATGACGGTCGCCACAGCAACACGTCTCTGGCGTGGGGGGCTGGCGTGCAGTTTAACCCGACCGAATCCGTGGCCATTGATATTGCTTATGAAGGCTCCGGCAGTGGTGACTGGCGCACTGACGGTTTCATCGTGGGTGTCGGTTATAAATTCTGATTAGCCAGGTAACACAGTGTTATGACAGCCCGCCGGTTCAGGCGGGCTTTTTTGTGGAGTGGATATGGCAGCAGTAAAAATCTCAGGTGTGCTGAAAGATGGTGCGGGAAAACCAATACAGAACTGCACTATTCAACTGAAGGCAAAGCGTAACAGCACCACGGTACTGGTGAACACGGTGGCCTCTGAAAATCCTGATGAAGCCGGGCGTTACAGCATGGATGTTGAGTATGGCCAGTACAGCGTCACCCTGCTGGTTGAAGGTTTTCCGCCTTCACATGCCGGGACCATTACCGTCTATGAAGGCTCCAGACCAGGTACGCTGAATGATTTTCTCGGTGCCATGACGGAAGATGATGTCATGCCGGAGGCATTGCGTCGTTTTGAGGAAATGGTGGAAGAAGCGGCACGCAACGCTGAAGCCGCCTCTCAGAGCGCAGCGGCGGCAAAGAAATCCGAAACTGCAGCGGCATCATCGAAGAACGCGGCGAAAACCTCAGAAACGAATGCAGCTAATAGTGCACAGGCGGCAGCGACCTCAAAGACTGCATCGGCAAACTCCGCGACAGCAGCCAAAAAATCAGAAACCAACGCGAAAAATAGCGAGACAGCCGCAAAGACGAGCGAAACCAACGCAAAGTCCAGCCAGACGGCAGCGAAAACCAGCGAAACGAATGCCAAAGCCAGTGAAACTGCGGCAAAAAACAGCCAGGTTGCAGCAGACCAAAGCGAGAGCGCGGCAGCCGGTTCTGCGACTTCAGCAGCTGGATCAGCAACTGCTGCGGCTAACAGCCAGAAAGCTGCGAAGACGAGTGAAACTAACGCAAAGTCCAGCCAGACGGCAGCGAAGACCAGCGAAACGAATGCCAAAGCCAGCGAAACTGCGGCGAAAAACAGTCAGGATGCAGCAGCCCAAAGCGAGAGTGCTGCAGCTGGTTCTGCAAGCGCGGCGGCTGCTTCTGCCACTGCATCAGCCAACAGTCAAAAAGCTGCAAAAACCAGTGAAACCAACGCAAAGGCGAGCGAGACTGCGGCGGCTAACTCGGCGAAAGCATCCGCTGCAAGCCAGACGGCTGCAAAAGCAAGTGAAGACGCAGCCAGAGAGTATGCAAGCCAGGCTGCGGAGCCGTATAAACAAGTATTGCAGCCGCTTCCCGATGTGTGGATACCGTTTAACGATTCACTGGATATGATTACGGGCTTTTCGCCGTCATATAAAAAGATTGTTATTGGTGATGATGAAATAACGATGCCTGGCGATAAGGTTGTAAAGTTTAAACGCGCATCAAAAGCAACTTACATTAATAAATCTGGTGTGCTGACAGAGGCTGCCATTGACGAGCCACGGTTTGAACGTGATGGCCTGCTTATTGAGGGGCAAAGAACAAACTACATGCTCAATTCGGAAAACCCTGCCAGTTGGGGGCGATCGTCAAATATGGATGTGCCCGAAACAGGGACGGATAGTTTTGGTTTTACCTATGGAAAGTTTGTCTGCAACGATTCTCTGATTGGGCAAACCTCAGCCATTAATATGGCATCAATTGCTGCAACAAAGTCAGTTGATGTCTCAGGCGATAATAAACACGTGACAACCTCATGTCGTTTTAAAACAGAACTGCAGGTAAGGTTGCGTATCCGGTTTGATAAATATGACGGTAGCGCAACAACTTTTCTTGGTGATGCGTATATTGATACACAAACGCTTGAAATTAATATGACAGGCGGTGCTGCCTCAAGGATTACTGCGAGAGTCAGAAAGGACGAAGCTACCGGATGGATTTTTGCAGAGGCAACAATTCAGGCAATTGATGGGGAGTTAAAAATAGGTTCTCAGATACAGTATTCTCCTAAGCAGGGCGGGGCAACCGTATCTGGTGACTATATTTATCTGGCCACCCCACAAGTAGAAAATGGGCCTTGTGTATCATCTTTTATTATATCAGGAACGACGGCGGCGACCCGCGCAAGCGATATAGTTACAGTTCCCATTAAGAATAATCTTTATAATCTTCCTTTTACGGTTCTTTGTGAGGTACATAAGAACTGGTATAAAACGCCAAATGCAGCTCCGCGTGTTTTTGACACCGGCGGTCATCAAACCGGAGCGGCTATTATTCTTGGCTTCGGTCGTTCAACAGATTACGACGGATTTCCTTATTGCGATATTGGAGGAGCTAACAGACGGGTAAACGAAAACGCATCGCTTGAAAAAATGGTTATGGGGATGCGTGTAAAGTCAGATCAGTCTACGTGCTCAGTAAGTAACGGGCGTATATCCAGCGAAACAAAAACCACATGGTCCTGTATTCAGAACACCGCAATTATCCGTATTGGAGGCCAGACTACTGCCGGGTTACGTCATTTATTTGGTCATGTCAGGAATTTCAGAATATGGCACAAGGCATTGACTGATGCTCAGGTGGAGGAGTCAATCTAATGAAAGATTTAACACTCAAATTTGCAGACAGGGCCGACTTTTCGGCCTTTATGGAGAGCACTGGCTATTATGATGACGAGTCGATGCAGGATAATATTCTTATTGACGTGATAGGTAACGTGTACAAAGAAACCGGAGAACTGACTGAAGATGGCGAACCGGTATGTGTTAAGGAAGACGGATATTTTGTAAACGTGCGCATCATTAATGATGCAAAAAAATCGTCAATATTCGATAAATACGCGGTTGTTGTTGAGCATCAACTTCGTGGCTGGATGTGAGGGAGACAAATGGCTACATCGACAGTAATTCCAGGAGATATCACCACGCTAAAGGGAGATGTCAGTAAAACTAAGGAAGAGATTTCCTCAATTAACGGAAAAGTATCAACGCTTCAGACTGATATGACCAGTGCAAAGCAGGATATCAGCACCAGATACACAAAAACTGAAGTTGATAATAAGCTGAAAAACAAAGTGGAAGTGAACGATCTGGAAAGTGGTCGTTATGGCGGAGATTTTTATCCACTGACAGGTCGTGAAGCGTTTTATTTATGGAATTTGGCCACGACTACAGCGGCGGCAAACCTTTATCTTAATCCTGACCCCGCAATTTCGTCTGTACTGCGGTCAACATCATCTATCCGCTATAAACATTCAGTAGAGACAATAGATTCAGAGCACGCCGATCTCATTTTCAGGATGCGCCCTGTGTGGTACAGGTCGCAATGCGAAAATGACAGGCGTGACTGGGGATTCTATGGATTGATTGCCGAGGAAGTTGGAGAAATTGCCCCTCAGTTTGTTCACTGGCGACCAGCCAACGAAGATGATGCACCGGAAACCATTTCCAGCAATGGCCTTGTTGCCGAAGGTGTAATGTACGAACGTCTGGTTGTTCCACTGATTCACCATATCCAGAAACTGACTGAAAGAGTTGATGAACTTGAGTCAGAGTTAAAGTTGTTATCCGTTTCCCGAAGCGATATCGGATAAAGGAGGAGTAATGGATATAACACCTTTTCTTCATGCGCTTTGTGCTGTGGCTGCGCAGGTACTGATTGGCCTTTTTACCGGAAACTGGGCTTACGGTGCGATAGCCGGTTGTACGTTCTTCATTGCGCGTGAACACACCCAGGCAGAATATCGCTGGATTGAAATGTTTGGGCATGGCAAGAGGATTAACATGCTGTGGTGGGGCGGTTTTGATCCGCGCGTGTGGGATGTGGCAAGCCTGATGGATTTTGCTGTGCCGGTGGTGGCGTGTCTGCTGATCTGGATGTTGATCCGTTAAATATAAAAAGTAAAAAGCCGCAGTAACTTGTCATGATAGGATACTGCGGCTGGCTGGTTAACTTTCGATAGTGCGAGTATTGAATGATTTCCAGCCGTTACCGATTTTATATAACTGCAGTGGAATTATTCAACACACAGGCAAAACGGAATAAGCTGAGAAAAAAAGCGTGCTTACCCAATCTGGGGTAAATCACGTCTGAATGACACCTGAAAACAGGTGGTGGCCTCAAGAAGGCTTGGAATATTCTTCTTTAATGTTATGTAATTTATTGATTTTTCGTGTACGATTTTAAGACATTTATTCCAAGAAAAGTTTTTAACTCTTTGATTTTTCGACTCTGTATCATCGGTCTCGAAAACCGGAGTGGGGGCAACTCCACCGGGGGTTCAAATCCCCCTCTCTCCGCCAATCATTCAACAAAATCAATCACTTACAAAGCATTTTTGATTTTGTCATGCATAAATCCCTGCATTAAAATTCCTTTCTCTCGCTCAATTTTTCTTACTACTGATGCTGTTTTTTACCATTTTGCCGCGCGTCGGGCATCCACTTTTATGCTCTCGAGTTCACACTCTTAACAACAACTTAGCCATTCCCCCGTCTCTGATGACAAAACAGTTGAACTTCAATTGTTCCAAACGGATCCTGTGAAGATATATCAAAGGAAATGGATTGTTGGAGGATGGATGAAAAGAAGTGAAATCAGGAAAGCACTGGAAGCATGGTTTGATGTTGAACGCTATGAGGCGATAGAGAAACTCACCTTACAGCATTTTTATGTTGAGGTTGAGCGGCGCATCTTGGCTTACAGAATGTTGTTGAGCCGGAACACCATACCTACCTTTAACCGATTAATGCTGGATGATTACCGCAACAAGATCCTCAGCGGTGAAATCTTTTTCAGTGGTGATACCGCTACTCTTGGACATGAGCTTGCCAGAACCTACGCAGTAAATCCTACGACACGAAGCCACGCGCAATTTTATGCGAAAACGCTGGCATTAACCGAAGCCACGCCTGAACTCTCTGGGTTAAGCCAGTCTGAATTTCTGTCCGAGTATCTGAAAGAGACATCCCTTAATAATCTTTCACGTATTACTGTCGATATTCATCTGGAAGAAGCATCAACCGAAGAGATCATTGAACATCTGAAAGTGTTGATCCCCCGATGGAAGAGACAGCTTAAGATGAAGTCTCCAGCGCCAAGAGAGTATCGTTTTGGGAAAAGCACATTCAGAAAAATTATTGAATATCGTCTTATCCCGATGATGGACCTGATCTTCTGGGGAGAAGATAACGGCATTAAAATCCCGCTTTCACTGATTTCCTCGCTGCTTCACGAGGACAGCGACAACGATCGTGATGAAGGAATGCTAAAGGCAACGGACTACCCGTTAGCAATGGCTTTTCTGACGGATGCGAGCTATCTGAAATCGCTTGAAGATTACATGATGGAAAACAATCACTTGAAAGACTCCCCTGTTGAAAAGCATGTAGAAGACGACAGGAATAAGAAAAAATAAGCCAAGTAAAAAGGGTTACGTTCGCTCCGTGCGAACGTGATCGCATCCAGTGTTAACCGTTATCTTTCCATCCGTGCCCCTTCGAATTTTTCAAAAAAAACTTCTTTGAACGTCCCTAAATTACCATAAGCAAAATCGCTATCATTGTTCACGTCGAAACAACATAGAGAAAAGCGAAATCTCATAGAGATTACTTACAATAATAGAGGGCAGACAATGAAAGAAAATATTGAAACCAGCGTAAAACGATTTATCCGCGTTCCTGATGTTTTAAATCGAGTGGGATTTAGTCGCACGACTTTATATGAGCGTATTAAGGAAGGAAACTTTCCTGACAGAGTAAAAATAGGTCCGAGGTGTGTCGCTTTTGTTGAAAGTGAGATTGATGAATGGATTGAAGTGACTATTCGACACTCACGCCAGAACGCTGCATAAAAAAAGAAACAAGATCTCGTGTCGAACAAATATCTGTTCGCACAGGGCATCTTATTACCCTAAACAATAATGGAGAAAAATATGAAGATAGAACTTATTACGATAAAAGAGTTTATTGAACAAGCCGAATGTTATTTCAGGAACTATATGGACGGATTACGGCGGAATGCACCAGATGATTTTTATTATTTTCTCAACAATAAATACAATATGAATGACATTATGGAAAGTATCATTAAAAAAACGCGATATCATTTTTACGATGACACAGAAGAAGGCAAAAGGAATCGGATTTATGGAGAAGTAAACCACTGTAAGGTAAAGCAACACCTTCGTCAGCTTTGGATTGTCTATAAGTGTGTATACCGCTAATGCTCATACAAATATTTTGCTATTCCAATATTAAACTAAAGAGGAAATAAAAATGAATACATTTAAAAATAAAAACACTGAAATCTTTTATGTTGTGTCCTTGCATATCTATGCGGAGCTTTTTAACTCAAAGGATAAAACGACCAGCAATATGATTATAACGCATGTAATGGATCATGAGTTTGTTTGTAAGCTAATCGATCTGGCGATGAGGAATGCTGAGAAACATCTTCTGAAAAAAGCATGGAAAAAGAACGCTGCTGGAAAACTGTCTGAAGTGGATTTTAAAGGGGTTAAGCAGGCATTAGCCAAAATGCATTATACGGTTCTGGCGGAATCAATATGTTGATATGTTCTGAGGTCTATCGGCCCCTTCTTGGGGCTGATAACAAATATTATTTTTCTATCCAAGGAGCAAAAAATGATTGATGAATTTCATGTGATGTATATGTATAAAAAAATCCAAGTGGAAGCCGCAACTACCGACATCAAAACACTTGAACAGCTTTTGAAAAAATTCAGGAGCGTGGTCAACGAACGTCGTGAAGAATACTATCAGGAGATTGGTGAGAAAAAAGCACATAAGTTGAAAATGAAAAGATTACAAAGAATGCTTGAGAAAATGGCATGTGACCGGGTTTCACCAGAAGATCTAAAGGAATGACTATTTGAGTTATTTTTGACTTACATACATGGAATTGATAATCATTATTGTCTATTGTGGCTTTTTATCGATAGATAGATGAGTAAAGGTGGATCTGGAAGGAACCTTATGGGCTTTGAAGCTAAAAAGAAACACGCTATTGCCATCATGGAAAGCAAGAGGATGTGGCGAAGTAATTATGCCCCTCCTTTGCTACACCTCGCATGGAAAGCTGGACTCAAGATACCACCGCTACCTTTTGCCTCATTCTGGCAAATCACTTTGTTGATGGGTGGATGGTTTGGTCCGGCATGGGGGATCTGTATGTGGTTTTTTACTTGGAAGGATACAGGGATACAACCGGGCACTGCATTTGTCTCAAGCGTCGTCGCAGGTATTTGTTTTGGTGTTCTTATGGCTGCGTATCATTGGTGGCGAAAGGTCGTTAACAACCTGCCAGACTGGGATAGTCTTGGATGAATAATCGAATATTTTCCGGGCCTGTTATCTTGAGAACAGTGAAGCCCGGATATGCTGTAGCGGTTAGATAGCAAAGTCTTCCAGTGTCTTACCAGCTTCGATAGCAGCGGCGATTGCTTTAGGAGTACGGCCCTGACCCGTCCAAGTCTGCTCATTACCGTTTTCATCTGTATATTTGTATTTAGCAGGACGAGGAGCACGAGTTGATTTGGTTTTAGGCTGGGATGAACCAACTGAAGCGAGTAGTTCTGTAGGATCGATACCGTCTTCTAACAATTTCTGGCGGAAGGCTTCCAGTTTAGCCTGACGTTCTTCTTGTTCTTTACGGGCTGAATTTTCTTCCTCACGGCGATCTTCAACGATTGTGGTGAGTTTTTCCAGCATCTCTTCCAGAGTTGCCAGATCTGTTTCACGAGCCTGTGCGCGAAGTGTACGAATATTGTTCAGTGCCTTAAGAGCTTCACTCATAGTATGTCATCCGGTGTTTTAAAATAGGCGATTAATAAAAATAATGCTTACGGTGCTGTTGGAAAAATCAAAAAAAAACAGTCAGTAAATAATATAGTAAACATTATTGCATAAGCAATCTAATACATCACATTTCACACGAATAGCATAGAGTCGTTTTAAAGAGACATTTTCCTGCGCTTTTGGTTTGATGGTTCGAACTCTGACGAGATACGAGATAGTTGCTCAAGACTCTGTTCAATTGAACGTTGGAACTCAACAGCGGCTTCTGTACGTTGTTTTATGACCAAGGCTACTATTTCTTCATCGCTCTTTTCTGAAATGGCCTTACGGTATAACACGCGTTCGTTAAATAAATCGAGATTACCAGTTGATCTTGCTGATGTGTTAGCTTTTGAACTGCTGATGGGATTTAACTCGTCAATAAAGTATTCAATAAGAGATTCTCTCTTTTTTTCCAACCTGCGAACTTCGGTATGGGCAGATTTAAATTTTTGCGCCTTAACCAATGGAATATCATCAGAACGCAGTTTACGATATTCATTTCTGTATTCTTCTATTGGAATGTGATTTTTTAGTTCTTTAACTGTATTTACATATTCGATTAAATCACTGTTGTCTGTTTTTACTTTTCTCATATAAAACCTCGTGGATAAAATAGTGGATATATTTATATTACGAGATATGGTGTAAGTGTCAAATTAACCGTTTGCAGCAATGTTTATTTCTGTTGATTTGTCTCGCCAATGTTTTTTTGTTGTTTATTATGGCCATGCTTAATACATTAATAATGTTGTAAGAGACAAATGACATGGTGTATCATCAGGCTCGGGACGATGAAATAAAACTGAAGGTAGGAAAGATGGATTCTATAGATAAAAGGTTTCTTGATTTTATTCGATCTAAGAAAAATAATATAGTATTGGACGATATGAAGGATGATTTCAAAAAAGACGATGGCTCTAGTTCGAAAATGGCAGATTATTTGTTATTTAATAACGATGTTATTTTAGAGCAAAAATTACTCACAAATGACAGAACTGATTTAATAAATGAAAAAATTAATGAGCTAGCTAAGACTGATGAATGGCTTAAAAGAAGTTGGTTCGGTAGGGTTCATATTGAGGAATTGATTCAAAAACACCCCGACTCAGATGCTTTCAGAAAAAAGATAATGGATTATGCTTATAGAAATATAAAAGATCTTGTAGCAACCTCCAATAGACAGATTAGAGCAACAAAGGAATCTTTAAATATTCCTAGAGCAGTCGGTGGACTTGTTATTCTTAATGAATCGATAATGCCTTATGAATCTGAATATGTAATGGCAGAACTTAATTTTCTTGTTGAAAATCCACATTATGAACATGTTGATTTTGTTCTCTATATATCAGAACTACGTAGATCAACACATAATATAATTGATATGTCAGCAATGATAAAAAGCAGCTCTCCAAGATATGAGTTTGTAAACTGGTATATAAAAAACGTTTTCTCATTCGATTTCGCTTCATTTTTTAATCACCCTATACAATTTTTATAGTAGGGTGGGAGTTTGTTAAAATGCATTGGCTTTATGGAGTTATCATTCAGATAGGAGTTGCTTGAGAAAATCTCTTTCTTGAAACTACTGTGTTTTGCCTTGGCAATTAATTTTGTTCTCTTTAGTTTTAGTTTTTTTGTCCTTCAAGTAATAAGTTTTCATGAAAGTTAAACGATCACCATTAAACATATAGTCTGGATTAATAAAATAATAGTTCTGTATCATGGTCTCAGCAATAAATTTCTTGTCAGCAAGTTCTTTCATACCTTTGAAATAAGTAGTTCTTGATATTTTCACGATATCTTGATCAACAATATCGAATGACATTAATATCGTATCTGTATCTTTATTATCTCTGATAGCAAGATACAGTATCTTGAATACTTTCTTACCGGATGAGGATAAACCCTCAATAGCTGATACGCCATCCACATAAAGCTTCACAAACTGTGTCTTGTCTACTTCCATAGACTGAAAGAAACCACCATTACCAACTTGTTCTCCCGTACTCTCATTAACTAATGCTGATCGATCTTTTCCTGTAGTAATACGTCTGACGCCAGTTTTTGTATGTAGACTTGTATCATTAAGAAATGGGTTTTTAGTATGACGTGGGAGACCTCTTCTTGATTTCTTTACTTCAGTTTGTATCTTATTTTCTATCATGGTATTTACTCCTTTATTTTTTTAGTTATACATTTAAGTAGATACTATATTTTGTGTGCAAGTCAATACTTAAAGTTATATTTTTTAAAATAACTAACACTTGATGTTTTTACGTATAAAAATTGTAGTGCTACAGAATATATACAATAACACTTTATTATTTTTATTTGAGAATAGTTATCAACTTAAGTACCGGGATTCGGGACTTTAACTCCCAAGAGTGCGTACTTTGTTTTAAGCTATAGCTGGCTTGAGAGCATTTTTCTTCTTCATTATTCAAATAGCGAAGCTTTGGATGACATTTTAAAGAATGTAATATTGAAAATAGTTCTTCTCTTTAGTTGATTGGTGCCTTATCAAAATGGCACCAGTGGTGTTATCTGTGTTATTTTTCCTACTATGTTATTACAGCGAAGTGATTGTTTTCTACAATCATGAACCGCTGCTACTATCGGGACTGCTTGATTAATTTTACTTTAACTTTATATGCGTCTACGACGCGATCTTTTTTGGATAAATCCAATATTAACAGGGGCAAGCCCTGTTCAGCAGAGTGATTGTTCGCAACAATCACGAAGCGCTGCTACCAAGGATGTAGTTTTCCTATACGTTTAAGAGCAAATGCTATATGTCTAAAGGGAAAAACTATGTTTAAACATAGGATCTAAATTCAGCATCATGAGGAAAAGAGATCAAACAATGATCGAGTGCTTTTCTTTTTATTTAACAGACAGGAGATGAATAAAATAAAAATGTCAGCGTCAGGGCGTAGCCGTGCGTCAGCACAGAGATAAAGATTTTTTCAAAAGTAGTTTAAAAATAAGAGGGAAAATCATGGTTAAAAAATAAATAAATTTGATTTTCACGATCGCGATGTTGTATTAAATAGTAATAAAAAAGTAAAAAATAAAATGAAAAATATTAAAATGATAACACTCTTTCATCCCTATGAGAAAACACCATTTATGATCTGTATTGTAAACAAAGTAGAAGATACTGAACATGGAATAAAACTCACTCATTGAAAATGACAATGATATTTATGTCAATAATTATAGCCATTATCTGTTATCGGAGTCTGTAAGTCGTTGCGATAAAGATAGGTTGAAAAATACTTATATTCGCTTGGTTTCAGAACTCACACAAATGAGTGAAGAAACTATAAAATCACAGATGTTATAATCTGAGTTATCAGTTTCAGATATTGTGATGTTATCCATAAGGTCAATGCTTTTGGGTTGAATATATATCCAGAGCTATCAACGAACATGGGTCAGGTTAAAGTCGAATGCGGTAAGTGGTAGTGTTCTGGTAAAATGCGTTGTCTGATAGCGTCAGGAGGCGATGAGCGATGGAAGGTAAATTAATTTTTTGTTCCGATGCAATACTGCGGTTTCAGTCCGATTACGATGAAACCTCGGCGGTTCCATTGCTATCCATCCAGAACACGATAGCCAATACCGATCCCTTCTTTCTTCTTCGCTTCTTCCACCATACTGTTCTGATTGAAGAAGGAACATCGCTGGCAAGTATCTTTCTGGCAATAGAACTGTGGAAGGCACTGTTAGCAGCTTATCTGGACAGAGATGTTGGTGCTTATATAGATGAGGTAAGAAAACCGTCCGGGCCAACGACATGGGATATTGAATGGATTGGGATTGACCGTCGTAGCTCGGTTTATCGCGCTTACAAGCGTCAGGATATGGAAGAAGGGGAAGATTTTTCGACCTATTTTAATCGTGAGCGGTTCCCGACTGATGAGTTTGACATAGAAAGTAGCTGCGATGCTTCAGGTTTCATTAAAGGTGATAAAGAACGCTGGAGTATCAGCGGTGATGTTCACGAAATTAAAAATCTTCCTGTAATCCTCTATAGCAAACAGGCGTTGATGACGTCGGCAAAGGACGGCCTGTTGAAGAAGAATGTATCAGGGGTGAAGAGTTCCAAGCATGGCTGCTTTGTTTATGGCGATACCTCGTTTTCTTTCAGTGAGGTAATGGAAGCTATCTTCATCAGTGGGCTGTTCTTCTATGCGCCAATAGACGCCGCCAGTAGTCTTGATGAACTGAAAGTGAGTTTGGCTGGGCTGGAAGAAGAACTGGCCGAAGTACCAAAAGTGGATTCGAATGGCAATGAAACAGATAAAGAACCTACTATAGTCGTAGCCGAAGGTGCTTTTGATTCGGTCGCTGCTCACATGGAAACAGAAGCTGAGGAGTGGCAATCTATTAAGAACCTGTGCCAACGAGAAGGTGAGCTGCCCATACGTATTGGTGGTATTAAAATGGCTGAGCCACCAGAGTTTCATTTTTAGTTTAAAAGCAACAATCTACCACTTAATGATTACGAAGCTATAAGTTGAAGGATGATTCACATGCCACACAAGAAAGTAGCATTACAGCTCATTGAAGAAACACTTAAAGAACTCGAGTCACCAAAAGGTTCTTTGTTATCGGCTATACAAAAACTACAGCGGACTTCGGATATCATCAATGATGATGATAAAAAGATATGGTGTGCTATTCAATTAGGTGATACTAAATATACAAAGCCAATAACTGAATTGCTTAAGTTTGTTATTGAGGCTGAAAATACAAAAAATAAATCTTTCCAAGAAAATTTAGACAAACGAATACAAGAACTTGCCAAATTAGGAGTTAAGGCTAATATACATTATTCAGATGAAGAACTCACATTAAAAAATATTGAAAGTGGTGGTGGATATAATAACATTGGGTTTATTGAAGAGAAATATGCCGATCTTGTAAGAAAAAAACAAGGCAATGACGGAACGTATTATAAGAATAGTTTAAATCAACATATCAATTATGTTAGAAAAAAAGCACATGAATTAGCATCGCAAATATATAATCAACTAAAATTTTCAGGTACTGTCAGCAACTGTTTTGATGTATTGAAAAATGCTGTTGATGATAAATTATTAGATCTAAATCCAGTGATCGCAGAACAACTAATGTTGGCATTTAAAGCTATTTCTTCAGATAAAGAAGAAGAATGGTCTCAAGCTTTAACTACATGTCGTAGGCTTCTAGAAGGGTTGGCTGATGAACTTTATCCGGCATCGAAGGAAAAATTTAATGGTCGGGCCGTTGGGCAAGGTCAATACGTAAACCGCCTTTGGGCATTTATGGATGGGGCTATTCAGTCTGATAGTAATAAAGACCTTGCCAAAGCACATATAGATTTTCTCGGATCATGGTTAGATAAAGTTAATAAGTTAACAAATAAAGGTGTTCATGCCGAGTTAGATCGGATTGAAGCTGTAAAGTCAGTATTTCACACGTATTTAGTAGTGGCGGATTTGCTTGAGTATATGTCAAATACCAAAACCTCTGTATCTAAGCCTGATATCAATAAAGCTACTTTAGATGAACTGGAAGCATTGTTAAATATAAATAGAACAATCGCTAAAGAAATTGTTAAAGCACGAGTTCGTGAAGGCAAGCTTGATCTGGATATTTTAAAAAACATAAAAGGTATAGGTGCTAAGACGCTTAGTAATATACAAGAAGTGTTTGTTATGTAA